AGTAAGTAGCCGGGGGGATCCATCTCGTGCAGACGTTGTGCGACCATGATCACCCGACCCTGGGAAGGATTGTTAAAGCGAGATAACAGGGTCCCTTCAATAAAGTCCTGAGCACGCATCAGTTCTGCGTCGGATTCCGCGTCGCCGGCTTTCAACAGGTCGTCAATTATGATCACATCAGCACCATGACCCGTAACTGAACTGCCGATAGAGACCGATTTGCGGCCGCCTCCAGAAGTCGTTTTGATCTCCTCGCTGGTATTGCCACGTACGGCAAGACGCGTGCGTGGAAAGATACTTTGGTACCACGGTGACGCCATCACGCGGCGGCAGTCATCAGAATGCTTGCGGGCGAGATCCAAGCCATAGCTTGCCACGATAATCTTCGTGGTTGGGTCATGCCCGAGAAGAAATGCAACATAAGCGACCGCAACCGTGATCGACTTAAGGCAGCGCGGTGGTATCGTGATCACGAGGCGCTTGTTGTCTCCTGAGCGGACCTGATCAAGTTCATGACACATGGCGCGCACATGCCAGGCCGCATCAAAATGATCGTCATGATGCGGATGGAGGGTTCCGAAGACCCTCCAGACGAATGCAAAAAAGTCGTCTCGGCTGACTTGCATCGCCGCCGATCTTATGAGGTGCGGATCAGGCGCTGTCATCGTCATTCTCCTCTTCTGAGACGGCTTCGGGGGCAAAGAAGTCGCGCAGGATTTCCAGATCAATTTCCTCAGTTACCCGTGGCTCTGTTGATCCTTCTGGTCGCATGGAACCTCCACCGTAGAGCTCATCATCAAGCTTGAGCAGTTCGGACTGGGATTTGGTATTCCCCTTGAGGCCGCTTGCAATCATCGTTTTTGCGAGTGCCTCAGCTTTCGTGATTTGTCTGTCGCTGCCGCCTTCTCGCACAGTAATTTTCTTATCGAGTTCGCGTCTGAGATTTGCTTTCACCCCCTTCGCCCCTGTAGGGCGGCCCTTCGGATTGCCAGATTGCCCCTTCTTGAATTGATTTGCCTTTGGCGGCTTGCCATAGCCAACATCATCGTCAGTTTGATCAGACATGGTTCATCTCCTTGCTCTCGCAAAACGCGCGTTTGCGCATAGCGAATGTCTCACCACTGCCAATCAAAACGGCGTCGCTTCCGCTGAGCGCCTCCCACCGCCTTATGGTGACGTCGACATAAGATGGCTCGAGTTCGATCAGCCGCGCACGTCGGCCCGTGCGCTCCGCCGCCAGTAACGTCGCACCTGACCCGCCAAAGCAATCCAGCACGATATCACCGCGATGGCTGACATCCATGATTGCGTCTGCAACCATCGCTGTTGGTTTCACCGTGGGGTGATCTGCCAGATCTGCATTACGCCCCGCACCAAAGGCGTTGACGCCGGCATAGTCCCAGACGTTCGTCCGGTTGCGCCCATGTTTGCCCAAAGCGACATTGTTGGTATGCGTGGCACCGGGTTTCTTGAACACGGCTATAAGTTCATGCTTCGAGCGATAAAGACCTCCCATGCCGCCGTTCGTTTTATTCCAAACACAGAGATTGATCAGATCAAACCCCGTTGCCTTGCCGACCGCAATCAGCTCTTCGATGTGACGCCAATCCATGCAAACCATCGCAATACCGCCCTTCGGCAGCCGCCCGTGAAGGTGCTTAAGGAAGTCGCCGAGAAAGCCGCGGAACTGAGCATCGGACATTTCACCCGAAGCCATTGCAAACTCGCTATGCCCGGCCGATCCACTGCGCACGTGGCCATTCACGGCCACATTGTAGGGAGGGTCAGTGAAGACCATGCCCGGGACATCATCGCCCAAGAGCGTGCTGAAGTTTTCCGCAAGTAGCGCATCGCCGCATAAGATCAGATGATCTCCCAACTGCCAGAGATCCCCGGGCTGGGTCACGACTGGTGCGTCTGGGTCGGTCGGGGGCAAGGTTTCAGAGTCTACGGGGTCATCCGCTCCCGCGATGATGATGTCGATTTCGGCAACATCAAACCCGGTGATATCCAGGTCGAAGTCCAACGCGCCGGCGAGGCTCAGATCCATGAGATCGCCCAGCTCAATCTGCAGGGCCTCCTCATTCCAGTCCGAGAGTTCCGCCAGCTTGTTGTCTGCGATCCGTAAGGCGCGGACCTCGGCCGGAGATAGATGGTCGACAATGACCACCGGAACACTTGCAAGGCCGAGTGCTTTTGCGGCCGCGATACGGCCGTGCCCCGCAATGACGTCGCCGGCAGTAGTTGTAAGAACTGGGACAACGAAGCCAAAGGTCGCGATGGCGTCCTTGAGCTTGCCAATCGACGCAGCACTATGGCTGCGATTGTTGTGCGCGTAGGGTTTGAGTTCAGTGAGTGGGGTAAGGGCGACCTTTTCAGCCATCCACATTTGTTTTGTGTCATACGACATGAGTATGTCCTTCTAAAGCATGAGCCAAAGCTTTGGTTGCAAATACAAGGATCTAATGGGCCGCGGGAGGCATGCAGATAACATCCCAGGGATCACTATGATCCATGTAGATGTCCTCAGAATGCTCTATGCAAAACGAAGTGTTTGCGCGTGCTGCCGTACGGACTGTTCTCACCGGGAGAACCTTGTCTATTTCGCACAGGCCAATCGCTTTGGCAAGCGTATTTTTTGTAACCTATTGATATTGCAAATAATCTGGGGTGTGTCAGCGGAATTGTCTCTGTGTATGCATTGACCTGATCTAGCTGCATTGCTTTTTATCAGCAGTCTAGCACCCGCGTCCCTTGTGATCCGGCCATCGCCGTTTTCGTTCCAGACTGCATGGAAGTTGACAGTCCACTGCCTAGCCACTGCAGTTTCTGTGCAGAACCCGCAAAGTCTAGTGGACTTCCGAGACGCAAAGAGCGTCACTGGACCCCGGGCCCGATGCAATCGGGCTCGCCTCGGTACAGCGGTGCGCATGTCGCGCGCCATCATCGAGAGGCCTAAGCCATGTCCCAGACACCCCCAATGATCACCTGTAAGTTGGAGGCGCGAGATGGTTCAGCTTGAAGATATCGGCGCCATGCCGCGCGTGGCTCTGCTTCTAGCGTGGCAGGATGCTTTTTGCGCGCCCGCGCCCAAGGGTCTCAGCCAGTCCATGATGCGCAGGTTCCTAGCGTTTGAGATACAGTCGCAAGCCAAGCGTGGACTAAGCCGGCAATCACAACGCGCCCTAGCCAAACCAAGGGGCAAGGCCAACAAACGCCAATCATCAACGCTCAAGCCCGGCGGTCGTCTGTTGCGCGAGTGGAACGGCGTCACCCATGTGGTTGATGTCACCGCTACGGGGTTCGCGTGGCAGGGCAGGGACTGGCGGTCACTTTCAGCCATCGCCAAAGAGATCACTGGTGCCCATTGGTCCGGGCCACGGTTCTTTGGGCTGACCAAGGTCGCGCCATGAACAAGATCCGTTGCGCCGTCTATACCCGCAAATCAACAGACGAGGGCCTAGACCAAGAGTTCAATTCACTTGATGCACAATACGAGGCCTGCACAGCCTATATAGCCAGCCAACGGCATGAAGGCTGGAAGCTGCTGTCTGAGCGGTACGATGACGGTGGCATTTCAGGCGGGACACTCGAGAGACCCCGGATGCAAAGACTGCTCAGTGACATTGATGCGGGGCGCATCGACATGATCGTTGTCTACAAGATCGACCGGCTTACCCGCTCACTGGCGGATTTCGCCAAGCTGGTTGAGCGGATGGAAGCTGCGGGCTGTTCGTTTGTGTCCGTCACGCAATCGTTCAATACCTCATCATCAATGGGGCGCTTGACGCTGAACATGCTTCTCTCATTCGCACAGTTTGAGCGCGAGGTCACAGCAGAGCGGATCAGAGACAAGATTGCCGCCTCAAAAAAGAAGGGTCTCTGGATGGGTGGACTTGCCCCGCTGGGCTACGATCCACACCCTGACAAGACGCGTCGTGAACTGGTGGTCAACGATGCAGAAGCCGAGACTGTGCAACGGGTGTTTGAGCTTTATCTCAGCGCGGGCTGTATCAATGCGACAGTGCGAGCTGCGGCTGACAGCGACTTACGGTCAAAGCGCCGGACGTTTGCCGACGGTCGCATCCAAGGAGGCAATGCATTTGGGCGTGGGCAGCTTCACGGGCTTCTGACCAATCCTGTCTACCGCGGGCTTATCAAACACAAAGACAAAACCTGGCCCTCTGTGCACCCGGCCATCATCGACGAAGATCTCTGGGATGCGGTCCAAACAAAGCTGCAGTCCGCGAGCGCAAAGCGGCGCGGTGTCACGAAGATAAACCAAGGCGTCACCGAAGCACCGCTGCTAGGCAAGTTGCTTGATGAGGCAGGCGAGCGTCTGACGCCTACCCATACCAAGCGGCATAATCGCATCTTCCGGTATTACGTCTCCAATGGTTTTGTGTCTGGCAATCCGCGCCCGGATGGATGGCGCCTGCCGGCAAAGCCGCTCGAGGATGCCGTGGCACAGGCCATTTCCAATCACATCTTGCAGCACGCCAATTCACTCACCGTTTTACGGACGGGATCCGCCGACCAGTTGCGCGCTGCAGGTGAGGCCGCACAATTATTCGCGCGGCAAATCCAGCGAGAAGGGATCGCCAGCGCGGCAGCTATCATTTGCAACGGAACAATCAGCAAAGGACTCATAACAATCAAGTTGGCGCGTGACACCCTCGCGGCTCAGTTGGGGTGTTCGCCGGATGAGATCGCTCCCGAGCTCCTGGCGATTTCTACCGCATTCACATTGCGTCGTCGTGGGATGGAAACAAAAATAGTAGTTGGTGATTGCAAAACCGATCCGGATCAAACGCTGATCCGCGCGCTCAAGAATGCGCATCGCTGGGCTGAGGGTCTTAAGTCAGGCAAACTCGTCAAACAGATTGCAGCTGATCATGACTGCTCTGACAGTTACGTCCGGCGGATCATGCCACTCGCAACCCTGTCGCCAGATCTGCAGCAGTCCATTCTGGATGGCACACAGTCAACAGATCTCACACTTGAGACGCTCATCCGTACTGATATTCCGCTGGAGTGGGCTGCACAGGAAAAGCAGTTTGGTTAGACAATCAGGGCTTTCCCTGATCTGGAAGTACATTCGCTGTTCCCGAAAAATAACTCCCTGTTAGCTGCAGAAAATTCCCTGTTCCGTGGGTAGGGAAAACTGCGCGCAACCCCCTGAATCTATGTGCATAAAAGGCCGCCAAATTGGTGCCAAATCCGCGATCACAGTGAAATTCCCTGTAAAACGGCCCTTATCAGGGAAATACATACAAGACCGCACCGACACTATTGGCCAACAGAGACGATGGGCAATCCAAGCGACTGATGGGGGGTAGCGGTGCGTCTCTGTCGCGGCCACCATCCAAGAGGTCTTTGAAATTGCGCGGGAATTCCAGGGCAAATGCGTG